GTTGTGTATGATGTTCCAGAGTTCAAGTATATTGGGGGACTAATTAGAGTATCCCCGACGGATATTGTTGTCCAAGATGGGGCAGCGCCAGAACCGCTTGATGTTAATACTTGACCAGATGTACCCTCTGAGGATGGTACAGGAATGATGCCAGTCTGTGCAGGAAGCGTAAGTGTTGTCGTTCCGGCAACCGCCGGAGCATCAATCGTAACCTGACCTGATGTTGAGCCGTTTAGTGTAATTGGCATTATACAATCGTCCAAGTGCTGCCTGACGGGACAGTCACAGTCACGCCAGAATCCACAGTTACGGGGCCGAATGTACCCGCGTTTGTATCGGATGGTATGGTGTAGTTCGCAGATACGGTTGTATCGTTTTCCCAGAAAATACCATTTACAGCCCCGCCGCCACCAGACGCCGATAACGTACCAGCTGATAACGTCAAGCCGGATCCAACGGAAATCTCCTCGGCAGCACCCGTACCAGCCGTGGTGCGACCAAGGAGCCTATCCGTAGCCATGACTAAATCATGATCATCATTCCAGTTGGAAGGTTGAACAAGATTAGTATCGCCGCCGTCGGCTACTGCCGATGTGAATTTATGCTTGAGCGAAACGGTCATGCTTCACCTATTAGGCTAAGCGAATGATGGCGTTTGATGCGTCTGCTGTTGGGAACACTATCGTAAAATCACCCGCAGTCGATGTCTTATCGCCACCGAAAGCAAGAACAGCTACAGCTTTATCAGACTTGGAGCTGTTGTAGATCAGGGCGCCATTGGCTGTGATCGTGGCAGTAGACCAAGTTGTGTCTGCAAAGTCCGTGAACGCTGTGGTTCCGGAAGATGTCGGGGTCACATTTGTCAATGTGTTACCACCAGCTGTGTAGCCAGTACCGGAAACTTCGTTTGTCGCGCTGTAAGCCGTTGTGGAGGCATCGAGCGAGGCAGAGGAAGTGTAGAGAGCGATCTTGAATGTGTCGCCCGTGCTGTTAGTGAAGTCGTGCGTAGCCGTCAGGAGTTCAACCTTGAACGATGTACACATTGCTTGAGAGATTGCCATATTAGGATTCCCTTAGAGTTTATGGATGTATTCGGCCACGTCGATGTGTCCGGATTCTTTTAGCCGTGCGGCAAGAGTAGTCCTGTCGCTATTTACCGATTGCTGCATGTAATAGATGATTGCGGGTCGGATATGTGCCTTAAAGGCATTAGCCTGATCCCTGATCTCTGGAATAGCAGAGTCGGAAACTTGAATAATCTTTTCTAAGAGACGATCAGCCCAGTATTCCACCGGGAAACCGCCATTTGATGTTGTATTCACAACTACGGGGCCAATACCCCCGGAACCGAAAACTTGCATTAATTGGGCCTAATTCTGGTTTCGCCATTGCGATATGTGTCAGAACGATCCCGCCCTTCGCCAAGAACTTTGAGCGCCTCCATAGCCTCAGTGAAGCGTGTGCTGTATAGCCCCATGAGACTGTCGTCGCCTTTGAGAACAACATAGGCTTCCACGAGGCAGCCGTAAAGGAGTGCGTTCTCTGCATTATCACCAAGCCAAGATGTGCCTGTGTCCACAATCGAAGCTGGTTCGTAATAATAATGTAACTCAAATGTATAGCTGCTATCTGGTGTCGGGCCGAGAATAAATGTGCCCTCATCAAATATGCCATAATACTTAGGAAGACCTGTCTGTGTGGCGCTTGGATAGTTTTCACGAACAAAAGCCACATCCTTAGGGAGGAGGTAGTTTTGGTTGCCATCACCATCAATCACGGCAAGTGAATATGGGGACAGGAAGTCAGACGGGGTCGAAAGATACTTGTTACTGGCTGTTGCGTTGCCAGTCACATTCTTCCTGAAGTTAGGAAGCTGAATAGCCCGAACAATGCGCTCTTCGGCCTGACGGATAATTGTATCCGTTAAGCCACCGAGGCCGTCATCATCAGTCTGAAGGTAATCCCAGATTTGGGCTGTCAGTTCCGAGTAGTTCATTTAATTAACCGTTCTTAGAGAAGGTCTTGCCTTTTGTGGCGGCGCCTGTGCCACGCATTGTCTTGTCCTTGGCAATTTTTGGCATTAAGCCAGAGTATACACCCATGGACATTCCACCTTCTACAGTGGCAACATTTTCTTTACGCTGACCAGCGGTCATGCTCTTTGCATCTTTAGCCATTATTTCTTACCCTTTACTTTACCGCCACTTGCCTTATTGGTGGCAGAGGTAGGCTTACTGAACATATAATGCCTTCTAGTCGGAGGACGTTCTTCAGACATGAAGGAACGGGCTTTCATTGCGTCTGACCCGTAGGAGTTAAGAAGGCTCGTGTCTCGTTTTTTTTTGGATGAATTTTTTTCAAGCAGTAAATCAACCAATTCATTATCATCCGGATTTCCATGCTTCCGACGGAACACCTCTCGTTCAGCGTCCGTAATCGGTGTAGCATCTTCAAGTCCTACCATAAAATTATCCCAAATCTTACGACGCAGTTTTTCAGAAGTCCCGCCGTCCGCCATCTTTTTGGCCTTACCACCATTCTTCATTGCGGCACCCATGCCTTTACGGGCAACACCACCGCCCTTCATCGCAGCACCAAAACCCTTACGAGCGATACCGCCGCCACGCATTTGACTTTTACCAGTCTTACCCTTCATGATCTTTATCCGTTTGTTAAGATATAAACTTGGCCTAATTGGCCGGATATGAATACGGCGTCATTACCAACTACGCCGCCTTGGTTACCTGTTGCTGCATCAATTATACCCATATCTGGCACCCAGCCAAATAGTGCCCGACTGGCGTTTTGAGCCGTGTCAGGGCGGGGATTTTTGAGGGCCTGAGGGTCATTCACCGGGAAGGTGCCAACCCAAAGCTGTGGATGATCAGGGTCAAAGCACGAGCTGCACACCCTTAGGTTTTTTGGAACGCCTTTTACAATTTCTAGCTTTAGTTCCCCGAGGTCATACCTAAACCCACAGCGGTCACAAAAGCCAAATGCGCGTTTACCTCGTGCGTATGGCTGGGTCATGTTAAGTCCAATTATAGCCTACGAACGGTACAAACCTGTCCGAAGCCCTGTCTCGATCTTCATCCGCCGCCAGTTGGAATTGCTCTTCATAGATCTGCTTCAGCATACTAATGCGGTCGGCAGCATCAGGCTTCTTCATCGCAATGTAATATGCAAGACCAGCAATGATCGCCGGGATAAACCTGCTAGGAATGTCGAATGTGTTCTCACCGGAAGGATTGGCGCCGCTAGTAGCGTCCTGAATACGCCTTAGACGCCAGTATACCACGGTGTATGTCGTGCTGCTATCTGGAACAGGCCAGACAGTGAATTGCGGGGTCGCTTGACGGTTTACGTAAATCTGAACCGGGCGGCCTTGGGTTTCCTTAGTCGGAATAGCAGAATAGTCGCTAACCGAAATACGGGACATGGTGAGATCTGTCGGGCTTCCATTTACGGTTGTGCGGCAGACATGTTCAATCAAATCAATTGTATCGGACGGCAGGGTGTATGTGGCTGTGCCGGGAGTTAAAGTTTGCGTTCCCTGCTCAATTGTCCACAGATTCAGGCCACGATTAGACCACTCAGCCGCCAAAATATTGAGGCTGCGACGGGCTGTCTTAATGTCATAACCCGAGCGGAGTTCGAGACCAGCCCGTTCATAGGCTTCCTCCATAATTTCCGTAATAGATGGGTTAAATGCAGCTGTGCCACTTGTCGTCATTTTAATACCTGTTTTATCGAATTATAGCATGTTATCCCGGCAAAAGGATAATAGTGCATACCCCCGGCCCCCGCCCACATTTGGGCTCAAGGTGACCTGCCTACCCATACGGTATGCGTCCCCACAAACTCTAATTAACTACGGCAACCCCGCATATGGCTTTTAGGGCCAAGCGTCTTTCTGTGCCGCAAATGCTTTACCTTGCTGCGGCGCTTATTCTTAGACTTATACAGGGTGGCCGTTGAGCCAATAGAAATCTTAGGAGAAGCCATTAAATAAACCTCACACCCCTACGGCCACGAGTGGCCTTACCATAACCACGAACCAAACCGCCATTCTTTGCGGTGGATGCAAATGTTCCTGTGCTTGGCGTTGTGCTTGTAGAGGCAACATTTCCAGTCTGGGCGGCGCCATACTGTTCTTCCCAGAGAAGGTATTCGTCAGTTCCGGGCTCGTATGGGTTCACCTTCGTCGTCGCTTGTCCGTTACGGGCTGTGCGGTCAATACGGTTGTTGTCGTTGCGACTTGCGCCCCAACGATCTTGATTAGGCATTATGTATTTCGGGGCGCTAGTCCAATTCCCTTTATAAGGGATAGCGCCCGGAGGAAGACTGATGATAGGTTTCTTCTTTGGGATGGGGATGGGATTTGTTTGCACAATTGGCACTTCAGGAGCTGGAGCGGCCTGAGGGGCCGGGAAGTTTAATCCCTCCATGCGACCAGAAAAGTTTTTGGGAACCGGAGTATATATGGTTGCCGGGGCCACTATGTTAGGAGCCTGTTCCTCAGGAGCAGCAAAATTTAACCCTTCCATGCGACCGGAAAAGTTTTTAGGAACAGGGATAGTGTTCATCGTAAACTGTTGATTGCCGGGATATGATTGTTGCTTTTGGGACTCATATTCCTGCGAACCTTTGTTAGCATTATATGCAAATCTTGGATCATAAGCTACAGATTCAGTATATTGCTGAGATCCCTTATTAGCATTGTATGCAAAATTCGGATCATATCTACCGGGCGCAGTGTATTGCTGTGAGCCCTTATTTGCATCGTATGCGAAGTTCGGATTATAGCCTACAGAAGTGGAATATTGCTGAGATCCTTTGTTTGCATCGTATGCAAAACTAGGGTCGTACCCAACAGGACTGGGTGCCCCCTGCCCAGTCCATGCCTGAGAGTTTGGCGTTCCGGAAACCAAGGGTGCAGAAGGAACCGCATCCGGTGCGGATTGGCTCCTATATTGGCTGTAATCAGCCAATGCACCCGGCATATCTCTGCCCAAAATTTTAGAAGGAACTGCTTTTGCATACTCCGGTGTGTTTGGAGCATAAAATGTTGTGTTCTTGTAAACTCCAATACTTGATGGTATGTTTGTTGGCCCAAGAACCTTTGAATAACTTGGAGAAGTTAAGTATCCAGTTTTCGGGTCAACAACAAGCCCAGTGCTTTTAGGAACTGTTTTTATGCCATACAAAGATGTACCCGGAGAGTACATTACTACCTCTTGGGAATCTATTAAATTTTTAGCTTCAGCAGATAGATTCTTGTATTTTGTTAAATCTTCAGGGCTTAATGTTTTTTCATCAAATTTACCCGTCTTCTTTGAACCTTTATCAATCAGTCGCTGTAGAGTGTTTAATTTTTGTATTTGACTTCCTGCCTTTACAGCAGGTGTCATATAAGCTGAACCAAATGCAAGTTGATTTATTTGTTCTGGTGTTGCTTTAATTCCCTGAGACTTTAGTCTTGCAGCGGTTGCATCTGCTATTTGCTGATAGTCAGCAGACTTTACAGATCCTATTGACGGAGAAGACGGGCTACTTACTGTAGGCGTAATGCTCAGACCTTCCATCCGCTTGGAAAAATCTTTCGCCACAGGCGTAAACTTTTGACTGGTGGGAACTTCCTCTTGTGGTAAACGATCTGTAATTGGTTTTTGCTGTTGCTTTCCCATAATCTCGTCAAAATGACGATTCATGCGATAAGCGACGTCGTCATCAGCATTAGGCAATCGATCAGTAAACTGCTTGGGCATTTTATTAAAGAAGCTGGGAAGACCAAAGTTTGCACTTAAATTGAAGCCCGGCGTATCAAACATACCAAATGTGGCTACATCAGGTAAACTTTCCGGTATGCGTTCATCAGTGAATACATCATCCAAAGACGGTATAGAAGAAGACTGAATTGTTGGATCAATAGCAACCCCACCAATTTTGACGTCACCCCCAGTGGCGCGGGGCCCAAATTTAGATGTATCAATATTGCCGCGATTCATATCATTAATCGCAGCCTGTGAAACTCTTCCCATGATTTCGTTTGATGCAGCACGGGCCATATAAGGATCAACACCAGCCATAGCCATAGATTGAGCTGGTAAATCTCCAAGACGAGCAGCTTCGCCAATTGGGCTTCTTGCCGCCGCACTTGCGGCAGCTCTACTTACTGGACTTCCAAGACTAGCAGAGGAACCAGCTTTGTTGCCACCGCCACCGCCGCCGGGGGTGGAACCTGCCGATACATTTGAGCGACCAGCGCCAACATTGCCTTGATTAGATGATAGCCCTTGGTTTCCAAAAGAACCCATAGAGGCACCAGCGCCGCCCCCAGATGTGGATGGGCCAGAGCTAGTGAATCCACCAAGCACCATATATTTGGCGCCGGGCACACGACCGCCGTTGGCCATTTTCTCGCCAACAACCCTACCGCGCGTCACGCCGCGTTGAGCTTTACCACATCCACGAGCCATACTGGCCTCCTTAAATTTACGCACTACTTAATTGGCATCTTTTCATAAAGACCCCTGTACCAATGGTATGCGTCTGCATTTCTGGAAGAATTGTTTCCCACAAACTGATCCATTTGACTTTGTGTTATTCTATCTGGGAATGGCAATCTAGCCCATTCAGGGACAAAAGATGTTGAATTAGTCACATATCCGGGGTTTTCCATACCAAAGGCGCCCTCTTCAGCTCTAATTTCACTGGGTTCAGATCTGTATAACTTTCCGGTTATGTATGGAAGTTTTCCGCTCTCATAATCATCAAGATATCCCGTCCTATCAAGTAGCGCACCGTATTGAGTCGCGGGATTGTAAATATCTACAAAATCGTTGTATGATTGTGGGGATGAATTGCTCCCAAATTTCTTTTTTGTGTCAGAATATTGTTTTATTCCTTGAGCTATCCAGTCCGCCCCGCCTCCCATAGGAAACCCTTCTTGATTTTGGGTAAAATGTTCAAGCTCGTGGGCCATTGTTCTTTCGACACCATTATCATAACCGCCAAAATATCTGGAAGACGTGTCACCCATTTCGATTGACTTGTCTCTTGGATTGAAAGCGGCTCCAGCCATATAATTTTCTGGAATTTGATACTTTCCAACTGGAAGATTTGGTAATTTTGCGTTCTTATAAACAGATCCGCTTGGTCTTGTAATTAATTCTATATCATTAAACGCAGGATAATTTTCAGCCAAATCAGGATAGCTGAAGTAATCAGAAACCTTCATGTCCCAGCCAAGCCTTTTACTATCAACATTTGGTAGCTGTGGCGCCCTGTCATCTCTTTTTTGAATCAAATTAAGAGTCATACCCTCCGCTGGTTGGTTGTAATATTTCCACTGATTATCCAATGGATCTTTTAACCATCCAGTTTTTTCCAAAGTCATTGTTGGGTCTGCGCCGAAAAATTCATAGCCTCTTGCAAGTCCGAGATTTAATAAATCTGCGTTTTTAGCATTTGCTCCATACCAACCAGCTTGTGCTGGTGGAGCAATTAAATTACCAATTCCACTGAATATGGGATCTACATAGTTTTGGCCGATGTACTCAGCGCCGCTATATAACGATCCAAGACCACTGTTGATTGCGTCTGCCCCTAAACGCGCTCCTGAATTAATTGCATTTAACAAAGAGCTTACGCCAGAGTTCTGGGGAGAGGTAGCGTTTGGTCTGTTATTGTTGTTGTCGTTTTGGCGACCACCAACACGGGAAGCCGCCATTGATTCCCCACGGGAGACGGCAGAAGCAACATCGCGCGGGGTCGCTGCAACACCGGATCTCGCAGTGCCGTAGCCTCCCGTAGCTAAATCTCCCGGGTTACCCGCCATTACTTCTTCTTGCCTCTACGCGCCTCGCTGAGCGCAATCGCAATTGCTTGTTTATTGCTCTTCACTACCGGGCCCTTTTTTGATCCGGAGTGAAGTTTGCCTGACTTAAATTCCTTCATGACCTTGCGGACTTTGCCGGGGGCCTTTAGGACTTGCTTACCCATATTACCACGAGATATTGCCATTTAATAAAGCAGGGATGCTATCCCGCCCTCCTTGTATTTTTGGATAATTTTAGTTAAATCGTCACCGAATAGAACGTAATTTCTGGTTGGATTTTCAACATTTCTCCGTGATGCAGCATCATAAAAACGGCTTCCGGGTATACCTTGAGAAAATAGGTAATCTGCAAGTTCTCTGGCAGATTTTGCCCTGTAGTCATTAGCCGGAGATGTTTTGTTTAGATCCACATTAAAAAATCTATCTTCAAATGGATCTCTACCGCGAAGCAATTCTTGCATACTAAAGTCATCCGGTATGGATTTGCCAAATCTGCTTATAAGAGCGTCCTGCACTATCTGTGGCTGTTGCGAAAATGGCAAATTTTGGTCAACAAAATTATTTAAAATATCTTCAGGAATAACGTGTTCATATAGATGACCGCGACTTTGTTTTATATTTACGCCACGCATATCTTTTGCGGCGTCAAATGAATCCGTAATAGCTTTTTTAATTACTTTTAACGCTTTGTCACGGTTCATTGCGCCAACGCTTTTGTACCCACGAGAAAGAGCAAAACTTTT